CTACGAGACTACACGAGCTGAACTGAAGGGTCGTAAAGCTATTGGTGCGTTGAGTGTGATGGGAGCTGTAGGTCTATTCATGAGTGATAACATCACTGGTGATGGGCTTTACGACAAAGAGAAGCAACGTCTACGTCGTGATGCTAATTGGCAGAAGCGTTCTATTCGTATGCCTGGTGGTGGTTGGGTATCTTATGATGGTGTTCCTGGTGTTAGTGATTGGGTTGCACTGACTGTTAACATCATGGATAATTTTGATACTCTTAATTCTGCTGAGCTATCTGAGAACCTACGTGCTGCTGGCTTTGTCTTGAGTGCAACCATTGCAGATAAATCTATGCTTGCTGCTCTAGAGCCTCTGAATGACGTTGTACGTGGTGATGTTGGCGCTATTAACCGTTGGACTTCATCGTTTGCTACCAGTGCTATGATGCCTGGTTCTAGCTTGATGGCAGAATTTGGACGGTTGATTACTGCTAATAAAAAAGAACTTGAGAATAACTTCTTTGATCTTGTAGCTAACCGTAGTCCTATCCTTAAGCAAGGTCTTCCTGATGCTTATGACTGGATTGATGGTGGTAAGGTTGGTGTACCTTCTAGTTTCTTTGCAAGAGTTTGGAATACCTATCTTCCTTGGAAAGTAAGTGGTTCTATCTCTCCTGAGAAGCAATTCCTAATTGATATTGAATACGAAGCCCGCCCTTCCCTTCGTACCAATGGTCGTGGAGTTGAGTACAGCAATGAAGAACGTTCTGAAGTAATGAATATCATGGGTCAGCAAGGGATGTTTAAGCAATCCATCCAGCAGATCATGCAGACTCAAGAAGGTAAAGCATTCCGTAAGGAATTTAAGAAAGCACGAGAGATGGGTCTTACCCCTGATCTTCAGAGCTTTAAGGGTGTTCAATTGATGCTTGATTCTGCTCTTCGTTCAGCTACTCGTTATGCTGAGTCTTATGTCTCTAGTAGGGATAAGATCCAAGATAAGGTATACAGAAATCAAACAGTTGAAAACTTCCTTGAAGTTGGTGACGTGGAAGGAGCTGAAAAGTTTCTTAAATCAATGGAACAAAACTTTTCGTATTAATTAAACAATGGCTGTCACTCAGAATACATATACAGGGAATGGTTCTGCCACCAACTATTCCTTCACATTTCCATATCTTGAGACCACTGATATTAAAGTTAGTATCAATGGTACACTTACAACTGCATATACTTTAGCCAATCCTACCACTATTCAGTTTACGACAGCCCCAGCTAATGGTGCAGCAATCAGGATCTACCGTGTTACGGATGACTCTGCTCTTGCTGCTACCTTTTATTCTGGTGCTGCTATTCGTGCTACAGATCTGAATGAGAACTTCACTCAGAATTTATATGTAACGCAAGAGTCAAGTAATAATGCTTCTACAGCTATTACTACGGCTAACTCTGCAACTACTACAGCAAATACTGCACTAAGTACAGCTAATACTGCTTCAACCAATGCCAGTGCTGCTGTAGCTACCGCTAATACCGCCAGTACAAACGCCTCTAACGCTGTTACTACTGCAAATACTGCTAGTACCAATGCGTCTAATGCTGTAACAACTGCTAATGCAGCTTCAACTACAGCTAATACAGCCTCTACTAATGCGGCAACTGCACTTAGTACAGCTAACACTGCATCTACAAACGCATCTAACGCTGTAACAACTGCTAATACTGCTAGCACTAACGCAAGTACAGCTCTTTCAACAGCTAATACAGCAGCATCTAACGCCGCAACTGCACTTAGTCAAAGTAACACTGCTTTGTCTCAAAGCGCATCTGCTGTTACTACTGCAAACACGGCAAATACAAACGCTACTGCAGCTCTAAATGCTGTGGCTGCAGCAGTTCAATATGTACTTGTTGCTAATGTAGCTGCTATTCCAGCTTCTCCTGCGAATGGTTATGCAGTTGAGGTAATTGATTCTACTGGTATTGAAAGCTTTTCACCAGTAACTAACCGTCCTGCTGGTTTTGTAGGAGATTCTGGCTTAAGTGTTAGGCTGCAATATAGCACAACTGGTCCTACTTGGAACTGGTTAGGTTACTATGCAAACAACTCTGAAAATCGTTATCTAAAACTTTCAGGCGGTACCCTTACTGGACAGCTTAGGGCTGATGATAGTAATAGTACTGGCTCTCCTGTCTATGCCTTTGATGGCGACACAAACACTGGTATTGCCCACACAGGCGCTGATGAGCTTGCGCTTGTCACAGGCGGCACCGCCCGGATCACGATTGATGGGTCCGGCAACGTCTCTGTCCCTGGCGCCCTGACCAAGGGCGGCAACAACGTCGTCACGACTGGCGACACCGGCACGGTCACGAGCACGATGCTGGCCGACAACACCATCGTCAACGCGGACGTAAACGCCAGTGCTGCCATCGCTGGCACCAAGATCAGCCCGGACTTTGGCAGTCAGACGGTGCAGACCACTGGCGTCGTTAGTCACGCATTAGGCACTGCTGGCGCACCAACTGTCACTTTCACCGGCGACACCAACACTGGTATTTATTCACCCGGCGCAGATCAAGTAGCCATCTCGACTAATGGCACTGGGCGGTTGTTTGTTGACTCCAGTGGCCGCTTGGGTCTGGGGACTTCTACCGTTAACAGTACGCTTCACATTTGCGATTCCTCTTCTGCTGCTAATGGTACCATTAGGCTTGGTGGTGGCAGTGCGTTTAGCGGCTATTACTCAACAATTCACCAGGATGCTTCAACAACCGGGAAGCTACTAATCAACACTGCTGCTGCCGCAGGGAGTGTCCACGGGATTCAGTTGCAAATAGACGGAACTTCAGCACTCGCTATCGACTCGTCACGCAGGGTAGGGATTGGCGCTTCGACGGTCAACTTTGGTGCAATCGACCACGGCGTACACATCTACGGAGCAGGCGCACAGGAAGGCATCCGCCTTGAAACGACAAATGGTAGCAGCGGTATTCTCGAAATCTATGCTGAAAGTGGTGGCAACACATTAGATACACGAGGCAGTGGTTACCTTCGATTTAGCAACGCAGCCACAGAGTGGGGTCGCTGGGACTCAAGTGGTCGATTTTTAGTTGGCACGTCTTCGAGTATTGAGGCTAATGCGCCTTTGCAAGTCTACAAATCGAGCGGAACAACAGTAGCACTTGTCAAATCTGGTTCGCTGGCAAACGGTGAGTTGTCCTACTTGAGTGTGCAAGCCGGAAGTGCTGGTCAATCCTTTGGCTTGTATAAGCATAGTGGAATTACAAACGCCGCAGGGTTTCTTTCTCTTTTTGCGGAGGATGGTGCGACTAACTATTTATGGACTGACAATTCAGACATACTTAGGATTTCTACTGATCCAGCAAATGTCGGCACCACCGGCGGCACCGTAATTGGCGCCCAGACATCCGATGAGCGCATCAAGAACATTCTTGGTCCCGTTGAATACGGCCTCGACACGCTCAAACAAATTGAACCTGTCCGCTATTCGCTACAGTCCGAACCCGAAACCGAAAAGCTCGGCTTTATCGCACAGCAGGTACAGCCGCTGGTTCCGCAATCGGTGTTTGACACTGGCGAGCACATCGAAGGCGAACCCGAAGACGCACCTACCAAGCTAGGCATGGAGTACGTCGCGCTGATTCCGGTGCTGGTCAATGCCATCAAGGAGCTGTCTGCCGAGGTGGATGCACTAAAAGCCCAGCTCTCGTAGTCCTACTCACTAGGGGGTTGACAGACGGAGGGGTGGTAGTGTACCATTAATGGGTAGTCAACCTTCCACCCACCCACTATGACCTTAACCCTAGTCTCCGCCTGGGATCAGTTCGTTGCTGAGCGGTCCATCTCCCTCTGTCCAACCAGCCTGACCTCGGATTACACGCAGGTATCTAAGTGGCTTGCGCGGTCCCCTCATCAGGATTTCCACACCGATGGACGGAAAACAATGGTTTGGCTTCTTCAACAGGAGCCAGTCCAGTCTGCTCGGCGTGTGGCTATGTACCTAAAGAGTCTGTACCGTTGGGCTAGTCAAGAGGATATTGCGCTGATTGAACGCAGCCCTATTCAATCTTTTCGGATGCCTAAAGCTCCACAACGTGATGAGGAGATCGTGGTGATTCCACGTAAGGAAATCCCTGTGGTCTTCTCTTCACTTCAAGCTAAGCGTACCTACCGTAATGTTGATTGGTCTGCTTACGCTGAATTTATGCTGCAAACTGCCATGCGTACAGGTGAGGTACGTGCTCTGATGTGGAAGGATATTAAAGATAATAAGATTCTTGTACACCAGAACTATACTCTTACTCATGGTTTAAAAAACAGCACTAAAACAAATAAAAAGCGCTGGGTACCTCTTAATGAGAAGTGCCAAGCTATCCTGAACTCACTGCAACAAGATAGTGAGTTTATCTTTCCTTGGGATCGGTTGTCTTTTCAAAGCTATTTCCGTAAACGGATGTTGCAATTAAAAAAAGATGAGTCTATTTCTAATCTTTACCGTCCCTACGATTTGCGTCACACTGCTATCAGTCATTGGATTGAAGCTGGTATTCCTGTTGCACAGGTTGCTAACTGGGCTGGCAACACTGCTGATGTTATCTGGAAGCACTACGCAAATACCACTCAAGAATACGAAATCCCTGTTATCTAATGTCTAACACCACCTTTTCTTGGAACATTGCAAACCTTGAGCGTACCCTTGCTACTGGTGAAGTCACTACAGTTCACTATACGGTGACTGCTAAAGATGACGCCTATAGCGCAGGTGCCTATGGTTCTATTGGACTTGATCCTGCAGAACCGGAATCAATGGTGCCATTTGCAGATCTTGATGAATTTACTGTTGCTAGCTGGGTAGCCAACAAGTTTGGTCCAGAGAAAGTGCAAGAAATCCAGGATGCACTCCAACAACAACTTGATCTCCAGCGCACTCCCGTGACTGGTTCTGGAGTTCCCTGGAATACACAACCTACCGTCTGAGGTAAATCATGATTACTATCCTTGGCATTAAAGTGTCCTATGAGGCGCTTGCTTTCTTTGCACTGTTTATTGGTTCCGAAATTATCGGTGCTTCTAAACTCAAAGAGAATAGCATTATTCAAATCCTTTTGCGTGGTGTTGATGCTGTAAAGCCTCACCGCACTGAAGATGATAAGATTCAACGAATTAAAGATACCTTCAAGTAAGCATCATGACACTACTGAAGGTGGTTCAATACTACCCTCAGACAGATAGTGCTACAGGTCACGGAGATCGGATGTGCTTTAGCTCAACATGTGCTATGGCTATTAAGTATCTCCGACCTGATGCTCTAAAGGGTAGTAATGCTGATGATGACTACTTGAGAACTGTTCTCAAATACGGCGATACAACTCAATCTAATAGTCAAATAAAAGCCTGCCAACAGTACGGGGTCTTTGCTTCTTTTTACCAAAAGGGTACTAAGCAAGCATTGATCAACGAACTAAAGGCAGGTTTTCCTGTAGCTGTTGGTATCCTCCACAAAGGTCACGTCTCCAACCCTGTTGGTGGTGGCCATTGGATGCTGCTGATTGGTGACGACGGAGAACACGGAATCTTCCACGATCCATACGGTGAGATGGATAACGTCAACGGTGGCTACGTCAAAGTTGGCTCCGGTGGTAAGGAAGTCAAGTATTCCTGGAAGAACTGGCTGAGGCGCTGGGAAGTAGAAGGCTCCGGTACTGGCTGGTTCATGACCTTCAGGCCAGTACAGCAAACGAGACCTATTACTACCGTCGAAAATACTTGGAAGGGAGTTAAAACTGCTGCACAAATTGCTGGTGCTAAGTATCCAGAAGTTGTCGCTGCTCAATGGGCATTAGAAAGTGGATATGGTAAACACACTTCTGGTAAGAACAACTTCTTTGGTTTAAAAGGTGAAGGTTCTGAACGTGAAACCAAAGAATTTATCAATGGTCAGTGGGTTACCATACGTGCGGGATTTATTGACTTTCCTGATCTCCAAACCTGTGTCTCTTATCTCGTAGATCGTTGGTATCGAGACTATAAAAACTACAAAGGTGTCAACCGAGCAGTATCTCGGGAAGACTGCGCTCGCCTTCTTCAAAAGGAAGGTTATGCAACCGACCCAACCTATCCTGAGAAACTTATTCGATTGATGTCTGAAAATGATTGAAGCCGCCGTATCTGCTGCTATCGCTGCAATTACAGCCATGGTAGCCCTTACCACACGACTCAATAACAAAATTGTTGAAGTTGATTCACGGATCGACAAGGTAGAACTCAGAGTTGCTGAGCACTACGTTCAAAAACAAGAGCTATCAACAGCTCTTCAAAAAATGGAAGATCACATGATCCGTATTGAAAACAAACTAGATCAGATTGTCCTTAGAAATGGCTAAAAAGAAAGCAACGGAGGACATGTTTAATGAACTCCATAACATGGTCACTCAGGAGCTTCTTAATCGGATTAAATCCGGTGAAGCCTCTACTGCTGATCTAAAAGCTGCCTGTGATTGGCTTGCTAAAAATGATATCAGTGGGGTTGCTTACGATGGTAATCCCCTTGATAAACTCGCTAATGTACTACCTAAGGTAGATCCTGAACTCGTACAAAAGAGGCTTTATGGCAAGTCGTACCTCTAAATACTATAAAGAGAATCCAGAGGCTAACAAAAAGCGTCTTAAGCAACAAGCACGCTACAACCGTCAATCCCTACAAATTCAAAAACGTGTTGAACTTAATCGTGA